TATTGAGGCGTTATCTGCGGTGCGTGACGGGTCAGCTGCAAAGCCATGATCTTCGCATAGTGCTTTTAACCGCTCGGCTACAGGCTTCCAGTCTTTACGACCAACTACTTCCTGTAATCTCCAGTAAGCATGAACGCCCCGCCCTGAGTTAACAATGGTTGGTAAAGGTATTTTAATCTTATGACAGAACTCTTTAAGAGCACTAAGTCCTGCAGCTTGATCTTCGTACGGCTTACCTACTCCACAATCAACATCAACCCAAAAAGCTTTAATAAGATTGCCGTTTGGTTGGATACGTCCCTGTTTAGGGTCTTCATACTTAGCACATGCAAAATAAGCATCATACTTCTCAGCTACCAACGTATTCACTTCAGCTTCGACATCTGCCAAAGTCTGAAAGAAGTTTTGTCTTGGTGGTTTATCGCCTTCTTGCCGCAAGCCGACTGTGCAATACCAGCCTTCTCCCTCGGGCGGCAAAACTGCTACCAATAGATCTTTGATCGCCATTAGTTATGTTTATCTAGTAATTTTTCTATTTTCCTAGCTTTATCTTTAGTTGGATAACCAACCCCAGTAAACCAGTTGTATATAGTCATGCGGGTTACGCTTAACTTTTTAGCAATGGTTGCTACTGGGATATCGTTGGTAATACAATACCGCCCAAGCTGGACTCCAATGTTTTTGGAATCAGCAGCTTGGTTGGCTTTTACAAGACGAAAGCTATACCCTCTAAGACTCATGCTGCGTCGTCATTAGACCAATCGCCCATTACGGCTTTAAGGTCACGCTTAGGGGCGGGTTCAGCAGCTTTTTTATCTACACGCTTTGTTGGCTCAGCAATTGCTTTAACTTCAACTTCAACTGCTTCAGCTTTTGCTACAGGAGCTTCTAGCTTTTTAATACCATCGGCTTGTGCAACAGTCATTGTGATCGCAGCTTTAGCAGTCTTGGTCTCGCCTTGCTTCTTGGCTACTTCCCATTCATCCTTCTCAAGGAATCGCACTGGACGGAAGAACAGTTTGCCTACAGTTGAGTCTTCATCAAAACGCATTTCAGTTACTAACGTATTTAAGTTGTAGCCTTGTGAGCCCACGTAACGTACGTACTGATCAAATGGCATGTGATCTAGATCGCCTGGTTTTTTAGAATCATAGAAGATTGACTTAGACTGCAAGGTCATTTGGTAAACATCGCCGTTTAAATCTGCAGAGAGAGCCACAGCAATACGACGGTTCTTACGACATGCCTTGGTACTACCTTGACCCGAACCAGCTATGTCTTGTGGGCAGTTCATACACATTGGACTTTGTGGTTCTTTAATAGAAGCGTCAGGCTTCTCTCCATCATTAGACCAGCAGTCAGGTGGGGCAGCATCAGCCTTGGGATCCCATGCTTTAGCATAAAACGTGCGAGATACATTGGGTGAGGCGTTAACAATAACAATCTCCATCTTGTTATCGTTGCTCTTAGAAATCTCGGCTCCGCTTACTTTTAAAATAAACTTATTATTGCCAAGTGCAATACGTTTGACACCGGTACTGCCACCCGATAAAGCACGGGTTACATCATCAACTTCTACATTTTTAAGGTAGTCAGGTAATTGTTGGTTAAACAAAGCGACGTTGCTCATTATTTTCTCCTAGTTACAATAATTGCGTATGTGCTATCCACATTTAAACCGGCGGGATGCAAGTCCGGATTCTCCTCCAAAAACTGCTTCATATTGGTTTGTTGAATTCTTCTTTCAAGTAACTCAGGAGCATTATTCTCCACAATAAATTTGTGAAAACGCTCCCAGTCATTGGTTGTATAACGTTGTTTGACATTGCGTCTAGCTGAACCGTGTACAGTTTTTAAACTAGTAGCACCAATCTCTTTGAGTATATCGAGCAGTTCTGCTTGCACAACATTCATCTGCTCTTCTAGATCGGCTTTCTTAGCCATATAACTTCTGTAGTTATCTTCTGAAGCATCACGTATCTTTATGTAAACTTCTACAAGTTTTTCAGAGGACACGTCGCCTTGGACTTCTTGTTCCATATAATTTCCTTTAGGTTAAACGCTGGTCTTTGCCAGTTAAATCATATTAAAACTATAATTTGACTTTGTCAAGTATTATTAATCTCTTGTTTGTATAAGTCAACTATTTTTTCATGTGCTTCAAGTTTATTTTGCAACATTTGATAAAGCCGTGTCTCTACGGGACTACCCTTAATATGCACAATAGTCATTGCGTTCTTCTGCCCTTGCCTATCTATACGTGCATTAGCTTGCAAGTAAGTCTCTATGGACGTTACTGGAGCATACCAAATAATAGTGTCTGCGGCTGTTAGTGTTATCCCGTGGGCAGCAGCTTGCGGTTGTATTATTAATACTCGTGGATCGGGTTGTTCTTGAAATAGTTTAAATATTTCTGTGCGTTTATTTACTGGAACTTTACCGTTAATAACTTCACAAGTAATACCTGCCCCTTTTAGATGTGTTTTTAATAACTCTATGGTATGTGTAAAAGGTACAAAAATAAGTACCTTATGACTTGCTTCTAATATTACTTCTTCAATAACACGTAGACGATTACTAACATCAAACTCAACGACAGCACCGGTATCAGAATAGACAGCTCCACCTGATATTTGTAAAAGTTTATTAAGCTTAACTGCCGCATTAACAGCGCTAACTTCTTCGCCATCCGCTGCCATAAGCCACTCGTCTTTAAGTGTTTTATAGTATTTCTCCTGTTGCGCAGTAAGGGGGGCGTCCCGAAAAACGTGTGTAACCTCCGGTAGATCTAAACAATCTTCTTTTCTAAATCTAATTGCGGGTTGCAAGGCAGCAAATACGGTTTGATCTGCATCAGGTTTTTGCATCCATTTAAACTTACTAATGTTTATCATAGTTTGATCCCTAAATGCACCAAAGAATCTAGGCACGTTTTGTGGGACTATTAGTTTACCTAACCCAAAAGCATCTGTTGGGCTTTGTGCTGCTGGCGTACCAGTCATCATCCACACCCATGTGCGTGGAGTCATGATGTAATTCATAGTTTTCCAACGATTAGTTGTTATTGTTTTGTACGCATTGGCTTCGTCAATAATTATTAAATCAAAGTTTTGTTTTGCAATATCGTCGGCTACAATTTCTACACCGTCATAATTAATAATGACAAACTCCGCATCGCTCTCAATAACTGCTTTACGTTTATGCCTATCTCCATACGCTACACCTACTTTGCGGTGCATTACAAACTTAAACAAATCGGCTTGCCACGCTGATTGCATTATAGATAAAGGACATACGATAAGCACACGATACACACGTTTTTGTGTCATCAAATAATCTGCAGCCCATATAGCTGCTGCAGTTTTACCCGTACCTTGCTCGTTAAAACAAAATGCTCTTTGATTTAATGTAAAAAAATTAGCCGTATCTTTTTGATGCTCCATTGGTTTATGCAAACCAGGCCATTTGTAATCACGCAATATTGGAGATGGTACTTTTTTAATCTTAAGTTTGTTTAAAGCTTGTGCCTCGTCTAAACCCCAATGCACGGCAACCTTATGTAAGTCGCCGTTGGTTTCAATAATCTTGCTTTTCTTTATGCACTCAATTACAAGGTTAGGTCTTCTTGTAGTAATTACTATAGCTTTGTTATTTAGTATTTCCATTTTTGCGTTTAGGTTTATTTATTTTTACTGTATGGTCTGAGTTTCGGCTGAATGATCTATTTTGGCTTGGTGATTTAAGTTTTAAGTTGCTTGGTGAGTTTGTACCACCTTTTGATAACGGTGTAGCATGGTCAATATCTTTACCTGTCCTATCCACACCTTTTTTATCCATTTCATAACGTGCACGCTCACGAGCGTTCCTCGTTGGTTGCTCTCCCCGAGCTTTCTGTTGCTGATATTCTTTCTTGTACGGGCGGGGTTTGTTCACATAAGGCATATCGTTGCTCCTCTTTACGGTAAAAATACACGGCGCCATCGCCTAATACTATGTATTTTGGCATGTTTTCTGGATCAGTTCCAGTCAATAATCGCAGGGTTTCTTGTATGTTATCGTCTACATCTACCCAGCCAGCAAAAGGAATTGGCTCGTTCATTTTATTTCCTTGATCAGTTGATCAAAAGTTAACTCGTCTTTACCTTCTACAAACTCTACGCTCATCAAGTACCTAGACTGGGCAAAGTTAGTCACCATGTGTGGCACTTGATTGTTAAATATATAGTAGCTTTTTGGGTTGTATTTTAGCTCTACAAACTGATGAGTAGCTTCGTCGTGTCCTACCTCAAATAAACAATGGCTCTTAACATCATTGAGCAACATGTTTATACATACCCCACGGCGACCATCTACATGCCAATCGTAAGTTGTGTATGGGTTTAGTCTAAGAATACCTACTGCTAGTTTATGTTGCATACCTAGCATATAAAGTATTGGGTCACCAAACGCTAAGTCAAACGGCACCTGAATAGCGTCAAAGCTATGGTACTTATTCCATGTGCCAGCACTCATAGCAAACTCTAGTAACTTGTCAGCTATGGTTGACTTAACGGGTATTTCGTAAAAGGGTAATGATACATAACTAGCACCGCTATCTACGATATGCGGAGGTGATGCGTTCTGCCTGTCTTCGCTTGTAAATGTAGTCATGTTATCTCCTCAAATCCATAAAACCATTCGTCTTTGGCACTCCATTTAGCGTGGTTCTCAACACTATATACTTCAGTGGGTATACGAAAGTCAGGTGTCTTTAATACAGCAGGTACTAACGATACATCGTACCAAAGGCATCTGTTGTTGGGCTGGCAGGCAAACTGCCCGTTATCTAGACGTATAAAGTTGTACGACTTATGCTCTTCAACCCCTTCACTAAAGCTGGTATCTAAACGATTGGCTTCAGGGCTGGCAAAGTCAATGGTGAACAGGTAGTTACCAAAGTGAAACTGTTTGTCCTTGCCAAAGAACTTAACCTTCAGACCACGCAAGTTAGACTTCTCAATCACCGCCATGTCATATGACAGACAGTCCCATATCTGTAAGTGATCTAATGGCAACGGCTCGACCACTTCTTTCCACACATACGCATGGATTGGTAGCTTGTCGTAAAGCGCACCGTAGTTAGTTA